GCCTCCTAAAAAATTCCCCGGGGGTTATATTTTTAGACACTTTTTAAAGAGAGCTAGGTTTTTCTACCACATTTTTGTGGGCCTCCATGTCTTGCTTATATTCTTTCTCTTTTCTGAGTTTTTGCCATGTGCTCCTTTCAAGAGTTACCTCCAAAAAATTACCCTAGCTCTCTCTAAAAGGTGCCTAAAAGTATACACTATTATATTTAAACTTAATAAAACAGGGAGTGAATTCACGAATGCCAAGGATAAAGTCTACTGGATCTTCCACTCCGAGCAAAAAATTTCGTCCAGCAGCAAGTCCTGAGGCAAGAGAGAATCAATTAATCTCCCTTGCATATGATGTTGCTGAGGAAAGACTTAGGAATGGAACTGCAACTTCTCAAGAGGTTGTACATTTTTTAAGATTAGGTTCAATGAAAGAACGAAAAGAACTTGAACTTATGGAAAAGAAAAACGAATTGATGAAGGCAAAGACAGAAGCTCTCCAATCTGCTAAGAAAATTGAAGAGCTTTATGCAAATGCTATTAATGCTTTTAAAGATTATCGTGGAAACTCTGAGGAGGAAGATTATGATTCGGACTTATACTGAATTGATTACGCTTCCGACTTTTGAAGAGCGATTCGAGTATCTTCGATTATCTGGGAAAGTTGGTTCTGAAACTTTTGGATTTGATCGTTGGCTTAATCAGAATTTATACCAACATGATCACGAATGGAAACAAGCTCGAAGAGAAGTAATTATTAGAGATTGCGGCTATGACCTTGGGTGTGAGGATCATCCGATTCCAAATGGAGTAAAGTTGATAGTGCATCATATGAACCCCATTTCCCAAGAAGACATTCTTAAGAGATCAGACTTTCTATTTAATCCAGAGTATCTTATAACGACAATCGACTCGACCCACAATGCTATTCATTACGGCGATGGGTCTTTACTAGTTCCCTCTAAACCAATAGAGAGAACACCAAATGATACATGCCCTTGGAGGTAATTCAAAATGGATAGCATATTAAATTCTATAAAGAAAAAACTTGGCATAGAACCTTCAGACACTAATTTTGATGATGAACTTATTTTTCATATCAATTCGGTACTTGGCGTATGTTATCAGTTGGGTGTTGGGCCAAAAGATAAACCATATAGAATTATGGATGCAAGTAATACATGGTATGATTTTATGCAGGGCAATCAGATTGACACTGTGCAAGACTATGTATTTGCAAAAGTAAAAATTATATTTGATCCTCCCACTAGTTCTTTTGTTTTGGCAGCTTATCAGGATCTTGCCAAAGAATTTGAATGGCGCTGCAATGTAGATGCAGAAACACCTTGAATATGTTTTCTTGAAAGGAGAGACATAACATGAGCATGTTTAATGGTACAAATGCTCCAACGGCGATAAATCCTTCGCCAATTATGCCAGGTTCCCAAGTTGTAATTCCTCAAATTACTATTCCTCAAACACCTAGTATGAATCGTGTGGTTTCTCAGCAACCTATAAACCAGATAGTGATTAAAGGCGGCGATGAGGTTGCAAAAAAGTTTAAGATTCCGCCTAATTCTAGAGTTGCTATTTTTGATGAAGATGAAATGGTTTTCTGGGTTAAGGAAACTGATGAATATGGCAACGAAATTATGTTCAAGAAATGTACATATGCAGAAGTCGAAGATCCCCCGGAACCGCAGTATGTGACAATTGAGGATCTTAAAACTATTCTTGGAGATTTTGGGAAAGACTTGAAGGAGGAATTGCTAAATGGCCAGTTTATTCGGTCCCAGAAACAATCGAGCGGGAACTCTAAATCCTACAACTCCAAATCTGATGCAAGTACCGACTCAGCAAATTCAAAATAATTTTAATAGAGAATCCATAGTTGAAAACGCTATTCAACAGTCTGGTGGAGATGCTAAGGCTGCTTTTTATATGGCGGCAAAACAAATGGGGCTAGATCCCGATGAAGTCTTAGCCCAAATGCAATCTATGGGTGATATGAAAACCATGGCTCAAAAGGCCATGTCTAGTAACCCAAAATTAAAGCGAATTGCAAGTCTCTTTTCGCTTATGAAGTAGTTATATAATTCCGGCCGGTTTTATATAAAATCTTAAAATTCTCTTAGGAGGACTTTAACTATGGCGGATACTATGTCTCCTGCGGAGGTGGCCCTTATGGATGGCCGCGATGGTATGCTTAGTGGTGGCGGTGCTTTCTTCTGGATCTTTGCGCTTCTGATCCTTGCCGGCGGTAACTTTGGCTTTGGTGGAGGTCGTGGTGATTATGTCACGTCTTCTGAACTTTCTAGCCAGCTTGGCACCCAGGCAATTCAGGGCCAGCTTCAGTCGATTGCTATTGAAACTGCAAACAACAATTATGAAACTGCTCAGCTTATTAACGCTCAGACGAACGCTATGCTGCAGCAGAATAGTACTAATCTGATTAATGCTATTCAGGGCTTTAACCAGGTTAACCAGAAGATTGACCAGCTTGGTTATCATCTGGATCAGTGTTGCTGCGAGATTAAGACTCAGATGCTGCAGAATCGTCTTGACGATGCGAATGCTGCTCTCGTCGCTGCACAGAACAATATTTCTAATTACAACCAGAGCCAGTACATTCTTAGTCAGCTTGGCCGATTTGTTGCTTGGACTCCGAGTGGCACTCCGGCTACGACTGCTGGCTAATATCTCTTCTCCGATTATTAAGGAAGGTGAATTCAAAATGAAATTAATCCAAGAACTTTCTGAAATGATTGAAGAAGAGATCGCTGACGCCGGTAAGTATGCCAAATGCGCATTAGAATACAAAGAAAAGAACCCTTCTTTAGCCGATACTTTCTATAAGTTATCAAATGAAGAATTAGGACATATGAATGCCCTTCATGCTCAGGTGGTTTCTATTATTGACAAGTATAGAAAAGAAAAAGGTGATCCTCCTGAGGCAATGCTTATGCTTTATGATATTTTACATAATAAGCATATAGCTAATACTGCTGCTGTCAAGGGTATGCTTAGTTTATACAAATAATGGGGTGAAGTTATGTATGAGAATTACTTAGCCCATTATGGCATTCTTGGGATGAAGTGGGGTATTCGTCGTTATCAGCCATATTCTGTTAGAGGAAGAAAAAGTGGTAAAGGCGGCAGAGAAATTGGCAAAGCAAGAGCTGCTTCTGGCCCATCTCATGATGAACTTATAAGATCCACAGATCCAAAAGAAGTTTATAGAAATAGAGATAAACTTAATGATCGAGAATTAAGAGAACGAGTTAATCGTATTCAGACAGAACAGCAGCTTAAACAATTAGTAGATGCATCTGAAAAGAAGGGCGAAACAATAACATCTAAAATTATGAAAAAAGTTGAAACTGCTACCGTTGGGCTAGTGGCCGCTTGGCTCGTAAAAAAAGGAAAAGATGTAATCATTCCATCGCTTATTAAAAATGTATCTTCTATAGATACTGTGGCTGATGCTTTAGAAGTTGTTGAGTGGATGAAGACTCCATGGGTTGTTTAATTAGTAATGGTGCGAATAACTGCGCTAAACGTTATAAAAATATAGAAAAAAGGTAAATAATTCAAAATGAGTTTATCAAATACTGCGGTGCCTAGATACTATGGAGCATTTCGAGAAGCAGTTATACGAGGAGAAATCCCAGTATGCAGAGAAATCTCCATGGAGATGAATAGGATTGATGATCTTATCTCTGATCCTACGTTTTATTATGATGATCAGGCAGTAGAGGGATTTGTTCGATACTGCGAGAACGAACTGACTCTTACGGATGGCTCAGATCTAAATCTACTTGATACATTTAAGTTATGGGCGGAGCAGATATTTGGCTGGTATTACTTTGTTGAGAGATCTGTTTATGAGCCTAACGAAGATGGCCATGGTGGACATTATGTTACAAAACGAATTAAAAAGAGACTTGTAAATAAGCAATATTTAATTATTACTCGCGGCGCAGCTAAGTCTATGTATGATAGTTGTATTCAGAGTTATTTTTTAAATATTGATCCCTCAACGACACATCAGATTACAACGGCCCCTACGATGAAACAAGCGGAAGAAGTTTTGAGTCCTATCCGAACTTCTATTACGCGAGCTCGTGGGCCGTTATTTAAATTTTTAACGGAAGGATCTCTTCAGAATACAACCGGATCCAAAGCCAATCGTATGAAACTTGCATCTACCAAAAAAGGAATAGAGAATTTCCTGACAGGATCTCTTTTGGAGATCAGACCGATGAGTATTGATAAACTTCAGGGTCTTAGATGTAAAGTAGCTACTGTTGACGAATGGCTTTCTGGAGATATTCGAGAGGATGTTATTGGCGCTATTGAGCAAGGCGCCTCGAAGCTAGATGACTATTTAATCTTGGCCACAAGTTCTGAAGGTACTGTACGAAATTCTGCCGGTGATACAATCAAAATGGAATTGATGGAAATTCTTAAAGGAGAATACATTAATCCGCATGTATCAATCTGGTATTACAAGCTTGATGATATTAAAGAAGTTGCAGATCCTTCGACTTGGCTTAAAGCCAATCCTAATTTAGGCAAAACAGTTACTTATGAAACTTATCAACTTGATGTTGAGAGAGCTGAAAAAGCTCCAGCAGCAAGAAATGATATTTTAGCAAAGCGGTTTAATCTCCCTATGGAAGGATACACTTATTTCTTTACATATGAGGAGACTCTTCCGCATCGAAGAAGAGACTTCTGGAAAATGCCTTGTGCACTTGGTGCAGACCTTTCCCAGGGAGACGACTTCTGTGCGTTTACTTTTTTGTTTCCGCTTAAAGGCGATAGGTTTGGTGTAAAAGTTAGAAGTTATATCTCGTCCATAACACTTAATAAACTTCCTGTTGCTATGAGAATTAAGTATGAGGAGTTTATTAACGAAGGCAGTTTAATTGTGCTAGATTGTACTGTTCTCGATATGATGGATGTTTATGATGATCTAGACCAGTTTATAGTTGATACTGGTTATGATGTTCGATGTTTTGGTTTTGACCCATATAATGCTCGTGAATTTATTGAAAGATGGGAAGCTGAGAATGGTCCATTTGGAATTGAGAAAGTTCCTCAAGGAGCTAAGACTGAATCAGTTCCTCTTGGGGAATTGAAGCTTTACGCTGAAGAAAGAGCATTAATTTTTGATCAATCACTTATGACTTTTACTATGGGTAATTGTATTACTCTTGAAGATACTAATGGAAATCGAAAGCTTCTTAAAAAACGTAGGCAAGAAAAGATCGATAATGTATCTGCTTTGATGGATGCTTATGTTGCTTATAAAGCAAATAAAGATGCTTTTGAATAAAGGAGAAATTCAAAATGGAATATTATGGAACTTCCTATTGGGCTCCTACTGATTCTTTAAGCCATCATGGCGTTAAAGGAATGAAATGGGGAGTTCGTAGGTATCAGAATGCTGATGGTTCTCTTACTGCCGCGGGCCGCAGAAGATATGGGTCTGATTTAGATATTAATGACAAGAGTCGAAAAAATATTGCAAGTATTAGACTTGGAGAAGCTCGTCGTAGACTTGATGTCGCAAAAGCAAATAATGAAACTAATAAAACTAGAATTGCTCAACTTAAAGGAAGAGTTAGGTCTGCTAAGCAAGCAAAAAGAAGAGCCACTGAATATGATAAAGGTGCTGCTCGTGCAGCAAAAGGTGAAACTATTTATGGAAATAATGTAAAGTCTGGTTTAGTAATGACTGGTGCTAGAATGGCTAACAGACTTTATAATAGTCCTACTGGTTTACGTATGCGTCTTAGTGCGATTAATTCGGTTAGAATATATGCGCCCGGGGCGGCTAAAGCTGTTGATATCATAGATAAATATGCGCCTGTTGCAGTTAGTGCTTTAGCTTATGGATATGCTGCTAAGAAAGTGGTCGATAATAAGAATTTAAGAACATATAATCGTAATATTTGGAATGGTGGAGCTACTATTCGTGGCATTGGCGGAGAAGAGTATAAAGATGTGGTTGAACGCAGAAAAAGGGGCGAGTAATATGAATTATTACGGAACTTCTTATTGGGCTCCAACTGACTCATTAACCCATTACGGGGTATTGGGTATGAAATGGGGTGTAAGACGATATCAGAATAAAGATGGGTCTTTTAATTCCGCCGGAAAAAAAAGATATTTTTCAGATGGTTCTGGAGAGAATTACAAACCTGTAAAATCTGTTGGCGGAAATGCAAGAAGAGCTTTAGCTAAGGTTTATGATATTAACGAGCGTTATTATTCTAAACATGGTAATAAGGTAATGGCATCTATGAATAAGGACGCTAAAGAAAAAATGCTTAAAAAAGCCTCTGAATCTGATAAATCTAAACAAGATAAACTTGATGCTAAAAAAGCCGTTCAAGACGAGAAGCGTAAACAGCAGCAAGAAAAATTAATTGCCAAAGAAAGAAAAATTAATTCTGATTTAAAAAATGCTAAAAATTCTTCAGAAGCCGAATATGCATTACAGAAAAAAATACAGTATGATATAGAAAAAGATCAGACAAAAGTCGAAAGAGTATTAAAATATTTTGGTAATGCTGAGATTTCAAAATTTGCAGCAAAAGAAGTGGCTCGCGGATACCTTTCTGATGAACAGAAAAAAATGAGAGAATCTATGACAAAAGGGCAAAAAGTTTCAGATTTTCTTTTAGGATCTTCTATGATGGCCACTCTTTCTGCATATGAATCTGGTGGGTATAAGAATCTCGGTAGTGCTTATAAACGTCGTGATAAAAAAGAATTGATATCCTCTGCAAAAAGAGCTCGTGATTCATATTATAGAGCCCAAAAAGCACAGCGATATAGAGAAGCTCAAACTAAATATTATGAAGAAAAAGCAAGAGAACGAGCATGGGAGAAGGAAAAAGAAGAAAAGATTCGCCGCGGAGAAAATCCGTTTATTTGATTAAAGGAGGTCCTGCCTATGCCTAGTTTATTAGAAAGGCTCCAGCATGGTTGGAACGCCTTTAATAACAAAGATCCCACGCCAAAATTTAATCCTGATATTTATTATGGCGGCTCTTACTTTAATCCTAGTAAGCGTCGTCTTTCTATTGGTAATGAACGTTCGATCATCAATTCTATATTTAATAGGATTGCTGTAGATGTAGCTTCTGTTGATATTCGGCATGTTCGTTTGGATGATAATGGTCGTTTTATAGAAACTATAGATTCTGGATTAAACAATTGTCTATCTGTAGAAGCAAACATTGACCAGACGGGCAGAGCATTTATTCAGGATGCTGTTATGTCCATGTTCGATGAGGGCGCAGTAGCACTTGTACCAATAGATACAACTTTAAATCCTAACATTACTGGTGCTTATGATATTTTAAACATTCGTACCGGTAAGGTTAAAGAATGGATGCCCAAGTATGTTCGCGTAGAAGTTTACAATGAACAGAATGGACGAAGACAAGAAATTGTAGTCCCTAAAAAGACTGTGACTATTGTCGAGAATCCATTCTATTCAATAATGAATGAGCCTAACTCTACTCTTCAAAGACTTATTCGGAAACTTAATATTTTGGATGCCATTGATGAGCAGAGTGGTTCTGGAAAGCTGGATCTTATCATTCAGCTTCCTTACGTAATTAAGACAGAAGCTCGTAAGCAGCAGGCTGAAAATCGTCGTAAAGACATTGAAATGCAGCTTGCGGGTTCTAAGTATGGCATTGCATATACCGATGGAACTGAGCGAATTACACAGTTGAATCGTGCAGTCGATAACAATTTAATGAAACAGGTGGAATACTTAACTGAGACACTAATGGGCCAGCTTGGTATTACAAATGAGATATTAAATGGTACGGCTAACGAAGAAACTATGCTTAATTACAACAATAGAATAATCGCTGTTGTTCTTACTGCTTTATGCGATGGAATGAAGCGATCATTTCTTACAAAGACTGCCCGAAGTCAAGGACAGTCTATTTCTTTCTTCCAAGATCCTTTCAAACTGGTTCCTATTTCTAAGATTGCTGACATCGCCGATAAGTTTACTAGAAATGAAATTCTGTCTTCTAATGAACTTCGTGGTATTGTTGGCTTTAAACCTTCTAAAGATCCTAGAGCGGATGAACTTAGGAATAAGAATCTTAATAAATCAAAGGATGAAGAAGAACCTGTTAATTTAGGAAAAGAAAAAACTGAGGAGATAATTCAAAATGGGAAAGAAGTTTGATTTTGCGGGTTGGGCTACTCGAAACGATCTTAAGTGCGCAGATGGCCTGACTATTCGCAGAGACGCCTTTAAAGGCAATGATGGTCAGACTGTTCCTCTTGTTTGGATGCATAGCCATGATGACCCCGAGAATGTTCTCGGCCATGCACTTTTAGAAAATAGAAAAGATGGTGTGTATGCATACTGCACATTTAATAACACCGATCGCGGTCAGCATGCTAAGGCTCTTGTTGAGCATGGTGATGTGACTGCTCTTTCTATCTTTGCAAATCATCTTACTAAGAATGCTATGGATGTTGTTCATGGTGATATTAAGGAAGTAAGTCTTGTCTTGGCTGGAGCTAATCCCGGAGCCTTTATTGACTTTGCGACTATTGCCCATGCCGATGGGACTTTCTCTGAGCTTGAGGATGAAGCTACAATTTTCTCTGGTATTGAGGAAATTGAACTCAGTCATGCAGATTCTGAAGAGGAATCTAAAGATGAAGAAAAAGGAGAGGCTAATAAAATGGCTGACGAAAAGAAGGAAAGAACTGTTAAAGATGTATTCGATGAATTTACTGAAGAACAGAAGAATGTTGTTTACTTTATGATTGGCCAGGCCCTTGAGGACGCTGGCAAAAATGATTCTGATAATGATGAAGGAGAAGATGAAGAAATGAAGCACAATGTTTTTGATGCTGAGACTGGTGCTCAGAAGAATTATCTGAGCCATGATGATTTTGCCCAGATTGTTAGAGATGCAAAAGCTAATGGCGGTTCTATAAAGGCCGCCGTTGATACGTTTATTGAGAGCAATTCTCTTTCTCATGACGACCTTGCCGGCGACGTGGTTTTCTCGAATGGTGAGCAGCAGTACATGGTTGATGATCCCAGCTTCCTGTTCCCTGAAGCTCGCGCTCTGAACAATCCTCCTGCCTGGATTAAGCGTGAGACTAGTTGGGTTTATAAGGTTCTGAATGGCGCTCATCATAGTCCGTTCTCTCGTATTAAGTCCGTCTTTGCGAACCTGACCGAGGATGAGGCTCGTGCGAAGGGCTATATTAAGGGCAAGCAGAAGAAGGAGCAGGTGTTCTCGCTGCTGAAGCGTAGCACCACGCCTCAGACTGTTTATAAGAAGCAGAAGATGGATCGTGACGATGTTATTGATATTACTGATTTCGACGTTGTCGCATGGATTAAGGGCGAGATGCGCGGTCAGCTTGATGAGGAGCTTGCTCGTGCCGCTCTGATTGGCGATGGCCGTCTTACCTCTGATGATGATCATATTTCTGAAGATCATATTCGTCCGATTTATAACGATGCTGATCTGTTCACTATTAAGGTTGGTCTGAATCTTACTGGCACCCCCACTGAGGATGACATTGCCAAGGCTTTCATCCGCAAGGTCATTCGTGCTCGTAAGAATTATCGTGGTTCTGGCAATCCGACGCTCTTTACGACTGAAGATATGCTTACCATGATGTTGCTTCTTGAGGATCAGCTTGGCCATGCTCTGTATGCTGACGAGGCCGCTCTTTGCCGTAAGATGCGTGTCAAGGAGATCGTTACTGTTCCTGTTATGGAGGAAGGTCCCGAAGGTCTGCGTGGAATTATTGTTAATATGGCCGACTATAACTTTGGCGCTGATAAGGGTGGTGCAGTCAGTCTGTTCGATGACTTTGATATTGATGTCAACCAGATGAAGTATCTGATTGAGACTCGTTGCTCTGGTGCTCTGACTGTTCCGTACTCCGCTATTGCTATCTGGGATTCTTATACTGCTGAGAGTGATGGGACTGACGTGTTCTATAATACTAAGCATAAGAATGACAATGCTGGCAGCGATGACGATGATTCTGGTAATAACTGATTAATTCAAAATGGAAGTGAAATGCTGAATGGCTAAGTTTTATGGCCCTATTGGGTATGGAATAACATCTGAGACTGCTCCTGGGGTATGGACTGATACTATAATTGAAAGAAATTACCGAGGCGATGTTCTTCAGAATTATCGAAAGGTATCTCAGGGAGAAAGTATTAATGACAATATTGATGTAAGTAATAGACTTTCTATTATTTCTGATCCATTTGCCATGCAGCATTTTCACGCCATTAAATATGTTAAGTGGATGGGTGCTGCTTGGAAGGTTACTACTGTGGACGCCAGCCAGCGCCCTCGACTTATATTAACAATCGGGGGTGTTTATAATGGCGAGACGGCTCCAACTACATGAAAAGTTTTGTGAGATCCTCGGAACTAGAAATGTTTATTTCCAGCCCCCGGCTTCTGTAAAATTAAATTACAATTGCATAGTTTATAAGGTTTCGAATCGAAATGATCTTCGAGCCGATAATAAACGTTATCGAAATTTAATCGCATATGAAGTCAAATTAATTTATCGAGATCCTGATTCAGAATTACCGGAAATATTGATGAATTCGTTTGATTATATTATGCATAATAATACATTTGTTGTAGATAATCTTCATCATGATGTATTTACTATCTATTATTAATGGAGGAATACTATTATGGCTAAACTTGTTTGGGATGCTGTTGGTGACCATTTATATGAAACTGGTGTTGACCAGGGCGTTCTTTATCTTCAGAATGCCGGTGGTGCTTATCCGGAAGGTGTTGCCTGGAATGGTTTAACGGCCGTTACCGAAAGCCCCGAAGGTGCTGAGGCCACCGATCTTTATGCTGATAATATTAAGTACCTTAGCCTTCGTTCTGCTGAGACTTTTGGGGCGACTATTGAGGCTTATACTTATCCGGATGAGTTCGGTGCTTGCGATGGCACGGCGGAGCCGGTTCCTGGTGTGAAACTTGGCCAGCAGAATAGAGCGACTTTTGGTCTTTGCTATCGTACTGTTATGGGTAATGATACGGAGATGAATGATCATGGTTATAAGCTTCATCTGATCTATGGAGCTACTGCTTCTCCTTCCGAGAAGGCGTATAACACCATTAACGATTCTCCTGAAGCTATTACTTTTAGCTGGGAAATTAAGACCGTTCCCGTAGCTCTCACCGGTGATTATAGTGGCTATAAGCCTACTGCTTGTATCGTCATTGATTCTACTAAGTTTACGACTACCGAGCAGAAGGCTAAGCTTACGACCCTTGAGAATAAACTGTTTGGTACTAATGCCGAAGGTCAGAATGAAGGAACTACTCCTTATCTGCCGCTTCCTAACGAAGTTATCAGTACTCTGAGCTGAGATTAATTTTATATTTTCTGG